TTGGCATTCAAGCGACGAATGGAAAAACAGAACGTGCGCCGAGGAAACAATGTGCGAAACGTCGCATTGTTTGGCTGGGTGGCTGCAAATCTGTTCGACTAATACCGAATTGCGCGATCTTGATCCGCAACTAGCCGGAACATTGGCGGCTCCTATTGCGGCAAAGATGTTCTTCCGTGAAAACAGCGAAACGCTTGATTGGCTAAAAGAGCGCAAGTACGTTGCTGAGATTGCCGAACGCGAACAACGCGCCACCGAGCGCAAGGCTAAACGTGAAGCCGCAAAGGAGTCGGCATGAGCGCACTAATGCCTTGCAGCAATACCGCAGCCGAACGGGAGTATTACCTTACCCGCCGTGATGCGCCTAAAATGTCCGAGTCATTTATCCGCGCTGAGATATACGACAAGAGCGCAGACGAAAAGGTATGGGACAGATTCGCGTTTATTTACGAATCGCCAGCAATTGAGCATGTAAAGTTGCACGACTTGTTGCAAAGCGCATTTGCCGAGGATAACGCAGAGAAACGGGCAGACATTCACAAGCGGATTGGGATGCAGATGGACAGGATGAAGGACAACTATTACAGACCGATGGTGACAAAATGAGCGCAGCAGCAAGAGCATTTTACGATTTCACACAGCAACAAATTTACACAAAGGAAAACACAGATGAGCACAGCAACGATGATCCTAGGGGAAAGCGGGACGGGCAAATCAGCATCCCTTCGCAACCTAGACCCAACACAAACCCTACTAATCCAGACAGTAAAGAAACCCCTCCCTTTTAAGTCTACGGATTGGAAGCCAGCAACAAAAGACGGCGGTTCAGTCTACGTGTGCGACAACAGCGCAAAGATCGTGGAAGCAATCAAGCGCACGACGAAGCCCGTGATTGTTGTTGACGACTTCCAGTACCTACTAGCCAACGAGTTTATGCGCCGTTCCGATGAGCGCGGCTATGACAAATTCACCGACATTGCGCGTCACGCTTGGGACGTATTGATGCAAGCCAACGAACAGGCCGACTGGAAGCGCGTTTACATCCTCTGCCACACCACTGCCGACGAATCGGGCCGCATCCGGGCTAAGACCATCGGCAAGATGCTGGACGAGAAAATCACGATTGAAGGACTGTTGACCATTGTATTACGGACAACAGTTATCAACGGGCAATTCATGTTTCGCACCGTCAATAGCGGTTCGGACACCGTTAAAAGCCCGATGGGTTTGTTTGAGGCAGAAATGGTCGAGAACGACCTAAAAGCAGTAGACGACGCAATCACGCAGTTTTACAACCTAACACTACCAAAGGCCGCATAAATGTACACATTAAACACAGACGCAGCACGGCAAGCAGACCAAACAGGGAAGTACATCAACGAGATTGGTAAGTACGTTGGCAAGTTCACCCGCGCCGAAGACATTACGGCTAAGACCGGAACAAAGGGAATTGCCTTTACCTTTGAATCTGGCGGCAAGACAGCCAACCTGTCCATTTACACGCAGAAGTCAAACGGCGACACGATCATGGGCTTTGATGTACTCATGGCGATGTTGACCTGCTTATCCACAAAGAAGATCACACCAACAGAAGGCGAAGTCACCCGCTGGGATAAGGAAGCCAAGAAAGAGTACAAAGCGACGGCGCAAATCTTTCCTGAGTTGATGGGTAAAGACATTGGCCTATTGCTTGAGACCGAGGACTACCCCAAGAGCAACGGCGACATTGGGACACGCATGGTCATTGCCGGAATCTTCCAAGCTGGCACCGAACTTACGGCGTCCGAGATTCTTGACCGCAAAACGACACCAGAACAGCTAGGCAAGCGCGTAGCGACGTTGAAACACCATCCGTCGAAAGATGCCAAGCCGAAACAAGCTGCACCCGCTGGCGGCTTCCCTGATGACATTGACGACGATTGGCCTTTCTAGGAAATAACGATGACAGCCCTCTACGAACTGACAACCGAGTACAGGACGGCTTTGGCCGTTCTGGAAGATTCCGACCTTGACGAGCAAACCATCAAAGATACGCTTGAGGGGATGCAGTACCCCGTCGAGGAAAAGGCAAAGAACGTCGCCTTATTTGTTCGCAACATTGAAGCGACAGTCGAAAGCATCAAAGAAGCCGAAAAGCGCATGGCGCAACGCCGGAAGATGCTGGAAAACAAGATCGTCTCTATCAACGATTATTTGAAGTCAAACATGGAGGCTTGCGGGATTAGCAAGATCGAAAGCCCCTACCTGACTTTGACAATCAAGAAGAACCCGCCAAGCGTACAGATTGAGCGTGACGACATTATTCCGGTGCAGTACATGAAGCAGCCAGAACCACCACCGCCAAGCCCTGACAAGAAAGCAATCGGGGAAGCGTTGAAAGCTGGCGAGATTGTGCCGGGATGTTCGCTGAAAACAGGAACGCGCCTTGAAATCAAATGAGATATTTAACATGACACCTTTGTTTCCTCACAAATCCTTCCGTCTTCCAGCACCCGGCAAATGGTTACTAGACAAGAACCGTCCACCATACACGCCGAGCCACCAGACGGACATTAAGGCTACGTTTGACCGGATACGGGCGCAGACAACGAAGCTACGGGTAGCGGCATGAGTGACGATAACGGCGGTTCAGCGTTTCCAGAGGTGATTACGGAATATAAATGTAATGACCAATTCCAAGACATTCACAGTGTTGGTGGCATGACCCTACGCGATTACTTTGCGGCAAAGGCGATGGTCGTTAAGTTTGGCAAGGAATGCACCAGCATTGACCTAGAGCGCATGGCTGAGTGCTGTTACCAATTGGCAGATGCAATGCTGAGAGCGAGGTCTAAATGAGTAACGATAAGGCAACACTAACCAAGCGCCTAGACCGGCTGGCAGAAGTGCTAACGGGAACGACCAATTTCAGCAAGTACGCGCATACGGTCTATGAGGCAAACGCAGAACTAGACCGACAGGCTGCGCAGATCGCCATGCTGCGGGAGGCGCTGAACGCTTTTGTAAGTCCGCAGCTATCAATGCAAACGCCGACGCGCAAATTGGCGCTGGCCGCCCTAGCCGCAACCTCCACCCAAGCCGATGTAGCGGCATGGGAGCAGCAACGACGCAGCGATGTGCTAGATGAGGCCATACGTGAGTGCAACGAGGTTAATGCTGTCTACGCAAAAGCGGGTAACTTGCACCCTGAAAACTCCGAAACCCGTGAGCGTGTTTGGGCGCAAGCAAGAGCCGCCGAGCAATGCGCCGGCAATATCCGAGCCTTAAAGGACACAAAGCCATGAGCGATAGAGAACGAGCCAAGATAAAAATTTCGTTGGTCAGCAAGGGCGCACGGTCATCGCTTGAGGGCTTTGTGACGCCTGAACAGTGGGGGCAGATCGTCGCAACAGTGAACGGGCAACCCGCACAAGCCACCCCAGTAGGGCCTGTTGCGTGGGCTAACTCTAAAGAGTTCCACGATGCGCTTGCGCGGGGACAGTCGTTCAACGGGTGGCGCAAGAAATACAGTGATTGCGATATGGCGCTATTCACCACCCCACTAGCCTCAGTAGAGCCTGTTGCGCGACTGACAGACGCTGAGATAGAGCAAGGTCGGCAGGAGATATTCAGCGTCAACAACCCTTACTGCCCGTGCGACATTAAAACCATGCAAAAGGCTGTGCGATGGGCAGAGCGCACGATTGCAGCGCGTGACACCACCCCACCAGCCTCAGTAGAGCCTGACAAAAAGGATGCTGAATGGCAACCGACCGAATCCATGCCGGAAGGCTGGGGATCGCAGAATTTCGTTGAGCGGCTTGGGGATATGTCGCCATTAGGAAGACTTCGCGTTGCGTTTGATAACGATGGTGATGTAATCGTGGCGATTGTTCCGGACCCTAACAGCTACGACACTGGCGGCTCTGTTGAGTTTTGCACGACTGGCTTTGGCGGGGGCGGAAGTCCGCACACTCGTAACGCTTGTATTGCCTTGTTCAAAGCTATGGAGCGCGACAACGAAAGCAATAGGGCTCGATGCGGACTAATTGGCCGAGGCGCAGCAATCACCGCAGCCATAGCAGAACAGGAGCCGAACAAATGAGCCTATCCTACTATCTAGCGAAAAAAAATAAAAGCGTAGCAATTTTCGAGCTTGTCAATAAAGTCGAAGCACTCACCGCCGAACTTGCAGCCTACAAAAGGGATGCCGAGTGGCAACCGATTGAGAGTGCGCCCAAAACATCAAGGGCCATAATGGTTCACTGTGCCGAGTACAAAAACACCTATATCGTTACATGGGGTGACGTTGGCAACTTGACTTGGTGGCGCATCTTTGGCTATGGCGGGGCGCTCACCGAAACTCCCACCCACTGGAAACCGCTACCAGCACCGCCAATCGCCGCAGCCATAGCAGAACAGGAGCCGAAATGAGCGACCCCACGCCACCAATGGCGCAAAAACCGTAAATATGCGCCATACGCGCCAGATATGGCACATGATAAAGAAACCTTAAATATGAGACACGTTCCCAGATCGTGTTAAAGAAAACGCCGTTTATATGCAATATGCGTATAGCATACGCAACGAGTCACGTAATCCCCATATACGCATGATGTTGGGTAAATTGTGATATACTCGCGCTAATGACGCGAACGGGGAAAAAATGATTCATGTTGTGCCAGTGGACGACTTACGAGAACACAACGAGAGTGAGGATTGCTGGTGCAGCCCAACAGTTGATGACGGAGTTTGCGTACACAACGCGATGGACGAATGAGAAAAATTTG